AGGCTGTCTTCTGTCCTGCTTCTTCCAACCAGTATCCGATAACCCCACCGGAACGGGAAGAAGCCCTAGAAGTCTCATCGACTCCGTTTATCTTGATAGAGCTGGCATTGCCACTAACCTGTATTTTATCACACTTTGCGGCAAGCTTTCCAGTCTCAAACACATCTTCCATCAGGCCAGTAACGAAATCCTGCTGTACGAGGAAACCACCATCCGAGGGTACAGACTCACCAAGACCGGAAACTGCACGAGTGTTATAAAGTCTGGGGTCAACAAACCCGCCAGAAATACCAGCTCTCATAACTGACATCATCTGCTCGCCAAAAGAACCGAATTTATCTTTGGCAGAACGATCCTCACCAACCTTTATTCCAGATGGTGCAGGTTTCGTTTCAGGCACGTTAGGTGTTTCCAGCAGTGTTCTCATTCTTTCCTGACGTTCAAGTGTTTCTACATTTGTGTGAATACCTTCAACCGCATTCATCATCTCATTTTTAAGCAGAATCTCGTCTGAATTTGGCTCACGACTTTCTGCAATACACTTCGCGTCCATATCGCCAACCTTCTTCATAAGATTGGTAATGTCCTCTCTATACTGTGTAATCGTCTTCATGTGTATGACCTCCTAAAGTGATGGGGCTACCAATTCAGCCCTGATTAACAATTCTGAAACTTTTGACTTATCTTCTGTGGCAGGCTCAGCATCACGCAGAGGGTCTTCTTCTTCCAGAGGGGCATCACGCTCATCAGGAATTATAAGTCCTTTAGCCAATATCTCTTTCGCTTGCTTTCGGGAACACCCGGCATCACGCAGGGCATTCTCTAGTTCACGCGGATTCAATTCTTTATCTTGTGGAGCATACGCCATCAAAACCCTTAACTCATCTTCGGTAAGTTCTTCTCCGGCTTTGATCTTTGTAATTACGTTATCAAGCTCTGTCCAACTCCTGACCTCTTGTTCTTTGTGAAACAATGACCGAACCTGTGCCGTGGTAGTTGGATATGCGGGTTTTGTGACGATACTGACATCAAATAGAGTAACGTCTTCCAATATACGTTCATCTCTGTCGTAATTGATATCTTGTTTATTAACACCAAACCCGAATGACATCTGATTGACATCGCCTCTTTTCATAGATTTCATTAGATCATCCGACCAACTTGCGTCAACTGGATCAATCTCGATTGCTAACCCCTTGGAATCCTCTCTTAACCTTAATGTACCTGCTTTGTTTCGACCTAAAACATAATTAACGTCATGATTCCATAGTGCGTGAATATCAGCATCTTTTATGGTTTGGGAAAAAGCTCCTGGTTTTATGCTCTCTCTAAACCACCCTCCGATATCCGCCCAAGTATTAAAAACCGCAGCATATCCTGTAATTTTTGGAGAAGAGCCTGAATCTGTCAACCTAACTTCAGATGTTGGCAAACATCTCATTTCCAATTCGTCTTGTTTGAAACGCATAATAAACCTCCTTATTCTATTGCCATAGCTAATGATGGTTGAAATGGGCGATCTATTTTTGCCCTTTTCTCTAAGTTTTCTTTTGCCCACATGGGCTGTAAATTACTCAATGCCCAACATTTTTTAAAATCTATATCATTAGGCAACGATATATTAAAAACTGAGATTGGAATTTTATGATCTATGTGCCACCCATCCATGCCTCGGTTTTTCCATGTCATACCGGATTGAAATTGCTTTTCAAGGTGACGGATTAAATCATTCAATGTATAACCGACAAGTGCCTCCCATGAAGCCCCGTTCTTTTTCCCTTTAAGTGACTTGTTTATCGCATTGGCCATTCTCAACTTTAGCCGGTATCTCTTTTCATATTCTGAACTCATAGAAAATTTTTCCTTCAAGTGTTCTCGGCGATGTTCGTTTATAGCATCTGTATTTTCTCTGTAGTGTTTACGTTTTAATTCTCGTATGAAATCTGGATTCTCAGCCCTATATTTTTTATTGTATGCAGCCACAACTCCGGGATGTGATGCTCGGTATTTTTTAGAAATCTCCGCGCGCCGTCCTGGATGCCGTTCATTATATCTCTGATCTATTTCCTTGCGCGTCATAGCCACGTTTTTCATAGCCCCCTATAACAGCTTTCTCTTTCGGCAATTTACCTTTGATTGTCATTTCTAACATTTCCAAAGCCTGTTCCATTGTAATCTTATTACTGGACAGGAACTTTAGTAGTTTCTTCGTCTTCATCTTCTTTTCCTTCGATTATTTTGGGTGGTTCTGGTTCTTTCCCTGCATCTTCCAATAATGTCATATTGGCCTGAACAAAACGCTTCTGCCCTAAGTCATCAGCCAGCGGGGGCATCTCCTCAAGGTTCAACACGTCATCAATACAGAACACGCCACGGTCAAGCATAGCTGTATAGAGCGCGGTACGTGCTGCGGTATCGGCCCTCAAGAGTCCCTTTACATTGTGTTTGAAGAAAAGCCGTCCTTTTCCAGATAAGCTGCGCTCTGCCTGGGTGAGTAGCTGCATGTCATAGGATTGTTCAAGGTCAACTAAGTCGGGGAGAATTCTATCTCTTAAATAGCTGGCATCCTCACTCTCAATGTTATTAAAGCTACTCTTTGTCAGATCCTTTAATTTGTGGGGGGGGATATTGAAAAATCTAGCGATATCGGATATATGGTGTTGCTTGGATTGAATAAACTGTGCATCTTCGGGCTGGATGGAAAACTTCTCTATCTTCTGTGTCTCTTCCAAGAGCATGACCCGGTGAGCATTGCTAAGCCCCCCATAGCTTTCATTGAAAGCCTTCTTAAACGGAACAGGATCTTTCATACTACCGGACATGGTGACTGCCATGCTTGGATGAATACCCTGCCCAAAATACTCAGCACTGAAGGTTTCCATCCCCATGCCAAGACCAATATTCTTTCGTGCCATTCCTATTCTTGAATAACCGGTAAACCCGTCTTTACTAGGTCCAATGAGGTTCAGAACTTTTTCATATGGGAGATCAACATTTTCTCCATTCGGCATGTTTATTGTGTAAATGAGTTTTCCGTCTTTCATTGACGGTCTGACTCGCTCCGGGATTATTGGCCATAACTCAGCCACTGCACCATAGCCATTGCGAACTATCTCAGCATACCCGTTGCCCCATGTCAGGACGTGGGCAATTTGAGTCTCACGCCCACGCTTCGCCGTCATGTAAGGGTTCCACTGGTTGTGCATTACCCTGTTGAGATTATTATCGTCAGCGAGTCTCTCAGTCTTTCCGCTTCCCTGCATGAGGTTTAAGGGCAAGGCGGCGATGGTGCTTGAGATCAGCTCAACGGCATTCCAAACAGCCGAGTAGGTAAGTGCCGTTTCTTCGTTGACGTTTTCGCCTGATATGGATTGTGGACCGATAGACCAAAGCGAACGATCCCACGCTTTAGGGTTGTTGACTGAGAGGTTTCTGGTTTCCATTCTGGAGAATATGCCCATCTATGACCTCTTTTTTCCTGAAAATGCGCCTAAATAGAGCAAAATTACACCCACAACCGTGAATGAAAGCCGTTGATCGAATTGCCAAAGACCCCACCCAATAAGAGCAATACCACCATAAATATGAATATCTCGAACATCAATCAGGGTCCTGAAAAATGCCTTCAAAGTATCTCCTTTTGAATGGTTGTAGGAATATTCCCGATCGTCAAGCAACACCTGCCATTTTATTTTTGACTGTTCGGGTGGTTTCCGATCCAGAATACCCTATCAATAGATCAATCTTTTTAGAAAGTGTATTATAGAATTTTTTTAGGATGTTTGTTGTAGAGGTTGCACAAAAAATGCAAGGAAGGGTTACTCTGTTTCTTGCAGGGTTGTTTTTAAGCTAATCCGCACCAATTCACTACGAGGGACACGCAGGGATCGCTTACCTGGACGAACAGCCTCTATCTGGCCTATTGATATCCAGTAGTAGAGGGTCCGTACCGGGACAGTTAAAAGCTCGCTTACTTCATTTATGCGGAAGGTCTGCTTGTTGGGTATCTGCATGGTTACATCCCCTTACACAGTTCAAGTGCCTGTTGTTCGGTAAAGCCCTCCGCTACCAAAGCGTTATACTTCGCCCGTATGAGTTTTGCCTGAATCGCCATCATTTCAAGCTGCACCGGAAGAGTCAACGTCATTTGACGAACAGCCTCTTTAAATTCCTGTAACTTCTCCCCTGGCGTCCCAGATTTAAAATCATCCATACTTATGCGCTTGTCTTTCATGATCCCCCCCCCTACACCAACGCTTTCTGACACTTCAAACACACAAGAACCAAAGTTAATTACCCAACAATAACGCCGGTTGAAAATGCTTTAATAGCCTTGCCCCTTTTTTTAGATTTTCCTTTGCTTCCAACGGACGAAGATTTTTTAATTCCCAGCATCTCTTAAAATCAATGTCCTCTGCCTTCTCAAAATTAAAGGCTGCTTTCGGAACAATATGATCGACATGCCAATAAGCACCGTAATTCTCCCAAGTCATTTCTTTGGTAAATTGTTTTTCAAGATGTGCTTTTAATTCATTGGCAGTATAGCCTACAAGAGATTTCCAGCTTCGCCCGGCCTTCCCACCCCTAATGATTGATCTACTAATTCCATTTCTCATACTTTTATTCAATTTATCTTTGGGAGTTACTGGTAAAGACCGTTTATATTCATTGACCTTAACCCTGCGTCTTTTTACCGACTGACAGCAAAGTTCATTGATGTGTTCTTTGTTCGCTCTACAGTATGCTCTAACTTTATCACGATTATTTTTATAATATTCACGTGACCTTTCTCTGTGGCGCTCTGCATTTATCTCATTATATTCTCTTTGACTCTCCAGAATTGCTTCTCGGTTTGCCTTATAATATACATGAGCCTTCTTGCGGATAATCTCTCGATTTTGATTGTAATATTCCTTGGCCCTGATTTTCCGACACGATAAACAATACCTGCCCCAGAAATCTTCATCGGCCTTTTCTATTCCACATCTTATACAAGTTTTCATGTCTTTATTGTCCGCTTTATTCGTTGCAATGTCAACGCATTTCACTTACTTATCTCATTTTAACAACCTTTTACACTCAAGGCAAACTAAACAAGGCTGCTGTGTCGTCAGCATTTGCCCTGTAGGTGATATTAACGCCGATATGGTACTCACCTTAACAGCCGGGATGAAATACTCACAGCCGCATTCACACGCCTTTGTGATTGCGCTCTCCATTTGCTTAGGGGTGAGTTGGATTTGCTGACCTGGATTTAGTTGCTTCATCTTCATTCCTGTTGCTTTCAGTCGCTCCATTGATTCTCCCATTTCATTCTCCTTTCTAAAATGCCATGCGTTCTTTTATTTTTTCTTCGGTCATTCCTTCATAGACCGAAAGGACTACCGTTTTCATATCCCTGCTTTTTAGCCCTATGGCCATTGCTGTTGCTACCGCCCCATCTATACGGAAACGAGCCTTGTCCTTTGATATTTTCCTATTACCTGCCGGGTCTGAGATTGTCATTGCGTTTGAGAAGTTCCAAGTCAGACAGGGATTCCCATCATGGATAAACTTCCTGTCCAAGATAGATCCTTCAACGGCTTCCACTGCGGAGGTCATGTCTTTGTACCCCTGTCCCCACGGGACTAATCTCAATGCACCGGAGTATCCAGCATCCTTCCCGTCAACATAACAATCCAATCCAATCTCACCCATTGCGTTCATCAAATCATCTATTCGCCAGCGGTCAAATGCCATGCCGACTACTTCATATTCAGTTAGAATCTCCGCAAGTCTTGTGGCGATCCATCCATATTGAATAGCTCTGCCCGGTGTTGTTTCGATATAGCCTTCTTTTTTCCACACGGTATAAGGGACTCTATCACGTTTCTCATGTTCGACCAGGGACTCCTCAGGTTTCCAGAACCACGCCTTGACTCGTTCATTCTCCCCCACGGTTACACCAACCAAAGCCGTAAGGTCTGTCTTTCCAGAGAGGTCAAGCCCTAAGTATATCTTTTCGCCCTTCTCAATCGTAGCGTCACCCTTGCAGGCCAGCCACTCAGCGCGAGGGATAAAGGGGGATTCGGCATCGACTCTCTGGTTAAGATAGAGGTTTCGGAATGAGGCTTCAAAGGTGGGCATCCTGACTGCTCGCTTGGCGGCGGTTTTCATTTCAGGTAATGACCTAAAATCTCCGAGGGCAGGGTTCGCCAGCTTCCATAGTTTCTTATCTGTGAAAACGTCCTCCGCATCATCTGGTACGGCGTACAAATGGCAGACGGTTGTTTCATCTCGTCCACTTAATCCGTCATCAATCAACTGGCTCAAGATGTGGAGGGGGTCGTTTGACTGAGTGGAGATTACTATAAACAAGGGTTCTTCACGCGCTGACATTGCCGTGTCAAAAGCATCGTATAAATTCCTGTTGCGTGCCTGTGCTAATTCATCATAGATGACCACGGATGGGTTAAATCCAAACTTCGTGCCGGCCTCGGCACTTACTGCCCGATAGATAGATCCATTCCCAAAACAAACCATCGTCTTCGTGGAGTCAACTATTTTAATCAGTGATAGTAATTCAGGATCAGCTCTGACAATTTGGGAAGCGTATTTAAAAACTATTCCCGCTTGCTCGCGTTCCGTGGCTGCTGAATAAATCTCTCCGTTTGTTATGGCTTCAGGTCCTATCAAATGAACCAAAACCAGACAAGCTATAAAAGCTGTCTTCCCGTTCTTACGGGCAAGACTCAAAATTGCCCGGCGCACTATCCGCTTCCACCATTTATCAACCGGACCATAAACAGCCTTGATAAACAGAAGCTCAAACTTCCGCATCTTGAATGGTGTACCCTGACCCCTACCAGATGGGACTGTGAGCTTTTCAATGAAGCTGATTATGTTTTTAACTCGGTCGGTTTGTTTAGGTTTCAAGAACGGCCTCCTCGCCAGTGAAAGATTCCCATCTGGTTTTTATAACATCGCAGTACGAACAATCTATCTCCATGAGGTACGCTGTCCGTCCTGTCTGTTCGGCTGCTATGAGGGTGGTTCCTGCGCCACCAAATAAATCAAGCACGATCTCCCCATCAAACCTTTTCATTGAATCCGTTACCATTTCAATTAGCTTGACTGCCGGGTGACCGCCCACGTCTTCCTTGAACGCCGAACTATTATTATAAACCATCGTATCATGCAAGTATGGTTTAACTTTTATGTATTTAGGATTCCCCTTAGTAAAGAGCAAAACGGATTCAGATTTTAATATCCATCCTTGCCACGGGAAGGTCATGTCGTTTGGTTTGTATAATGTGAGGTATCTTTTGAATTGCCAGCCGATATCTTCTGCGTACCGAAGCACGGTATTAAAAAGCCGGGTCGAGTGGAAACATACAAAATGTGAATTGTCTTGAGTGAAGGTTAGTGTGTTGGGCAACCATCTTCGATTCCATTCCCTGAGTTCTTTTTCTGACAAGTCATCATTCGCTATTGCCTTCCCAATCCCATACGGCGGGTCTGTGAAAACCATGTCCGCCTTCACCCCCACCATCAGCCTTTCCACATCCTCGGCCTTTATCGAATCGCCGCACATAACCCTGTGCTTCCCACACAACCAGATATCGCCCGGTTTTGTGGTAGCCACCTTCGGGACTTCGGGAACGGTATCGGGGTCGGTGTTTCCTC